CCGCAATGATAAAACCTTATAGTTTTATTTTGGTGTTTTTTTCTAAGCCTTTTCATAAATTTTTGAAAATGCTCTTTATGTAACGAACCATCTTTTGGTAAATGGTCGTTATTGTATGTAAGGGTTATAAAGCAATTATCTTCATATAGGGACGCTTCGTGCATACATCTCATTGCCCATTGCCTAGATCTTTCTAGTCTACACCCTATACACTGACCGCAAGGTACTGTTACCTTTTGGTCTATCCATCCATGTTTTGGATTAAAGACTATATGTGTTCCTCCTCTTGCTCTATAACCTTGCAATGGATGATAGCAAGGCATTAACTCCCCCTATAGTCTAATACCGCCCCTCATTGGTCGGTCTTGTAAATTTTTATAATGAGTGCGACTCGCACTCTTTGTAAACATCTTTTTAGAAGTTTCTCTATTTATTTTATTTCTTCGCATTGTTCCAATACTCCAAGTTTTCTTTTAGTTTTTTATTTAGGACTGTGGTCCAGTTATCTAGGTTGTTTAACAACCAAGGTATTAAAGTTGACTTTATAAGTCCAACTATAATTTTTTTTATTATCGCTACGCTCATAATTATCTATTCTTTCTCCCTAAACGGTCGAAATTCAGACTGACTGGTGTCAGTCAGCACAGTTACATCAAGTGAGTAACTGTGCCCATATCGTTTCAACCTTCGGTTTTCACTTCCGTTTCAGCCGTTTTAACGGCTTCCACAGGCTCTTTTGAGCCTTCATCACCAATAGGTGCAGATACTTCTGGCTTTTTAGCCAAACCCATTTCTACCAACTTATCTGCGTTGGATTCATCATCTACAAAATCTATAAATTTTGCTGGATCATTATCGAATTTATTTCTTATTGCACTCGGTAATCCCTCGAACATAGTATTTGCAGCCGCTACTGTATTCATCGCGTCCTGGTAATCATATCCGGTCATATCCGCATATTGTTTTTCGAACTGGTTTAGATGGTCTATCAGTCCAGTCTTATTGTACTTACGTACTATATTATTTATGTCTGTCTCATCTTTATGATTCTGTTCCGTTAAACCATCACCAGTTGCGATTGCAACTCTCATTTTTTGTCCATAAGCCGTTCTAAATGGAACGCCGTCTACTTTATCTTTATTTGCCATTTTTTTTCTCCTATTTGGAAGTTAAAATTTTAACGTCCACCTATAAATCGTAAGGTTATTAAAGCCAATCGGCTTTATTATCTTTTATCTTTTGTTTTCTTCTTTGTATTATTTTTTGTTCTTTATTATTAATTTTATTTTTATTAAATACTTTGTCTACTATATCGCCGACTTGGCTACCTCCAACTCTCGCTGGTGCACCATATTTTATAACTTCCGTTTCTTCTCTAGTTTTTGCTTCTTGTGCTTGAAGATTTTTAATTTCTTGTTTTAATCTTTTCATTTGTAAAGCACTGCCTACATTATTAGCAAACTGAGGCGTTGGTGCCATTGATCCTGACGGAGTACTGGCACCTCCTACCGTTCCTGCTAGTATTGGATTTAATCCAGCCGCTTTTAAATCTTTAACTGCTCTTTGATAAGAGGTTGCAGATTGTTGGGCTTGAAAATCCATTTGTTTTGATGCTTGTCGCTTTCCAAACGCTGCTTCTACGAGCGTTGGTGCGACTGCTGCTGCTATTGTTTCCCACATATCTTAAAAATGGTCAATCTTACCCGGTACACTGTATACCGGCATAGGTCTGGCACACTTCATCGAGATATAAGAGTCAAATATGAAATGCGGCTCTGAAGGCACGGCAATGACTCTGTCAAGAGGAGGGTTTTCCTCAATGAAGGTTGAATTTAACCCAGGTAGTGAGGAGAACTCCTGAGATAAGTGCCAGGCATCCAACGACTGAGCGTCATTACTACGGAATTTACCCGTAATCATTGACGGCTTATATCTATATTCTGCATACCTTTCTTGATAACCAAATACGTTTTCATCTGATGCAGAACCATCTGCATAGATCTCTTTATTAAGGACCGCTTGTTCACCAATATGTGACAAAGCTGGCCAATAAAAATCGTATCTTGTTTGACGACTAAACATTCTATTTAGTCCTTGTTGATATGTTAAATCTGCTCTTACTGATACTAGACCTAAAATAACACAATGTTCTGTAAATGACTTCGTAAATCCATGATTTGTTAACGAAGCCGTTGCCATTGCCGCTAAATTACCCTGCGGGCTTGTTGCGTCCGTTGAACTAGTTTGTTCAATCGGTGTAACATTGACTGGCGTGCTACCGCCGCCAAGGTATTCTGGTCTTTGCAATCTTGCATCTGGACTTGTAACTCCGAAATGCGATTTAACAATCTCTGTATATCTTGTTCCGCCACGTGCGTCTCTCTCCAATAGTTTTTGAATTTGAAATGCTTCTCTTAACTGATTAATTGTTGCTGACGTTGCTGTTGATAAGTCTGCATATAAACCACCATTTGGGTCAATACTCATCTTATACGTATTGTTATGCAATTCACCAACTGCGGTTGCATATAATGTACCGCCAGTAATTAATGTATCTGTATTTTCTTGATATAAATATGCTTTTGGCGCATTACTTGTACGTAATACGTCTGCAGTATCACCTAAAGGTAAATCTACTGCATCACCTTTTTGTGGCCATGGTAAACATGATGTGAAATAATCATGTCTTTTTCCACGTTTTAACAACGTGTAATTTGTATAGTTATCAGGTCCATCACCTTTATCTACTTGTACTGAATCTTGTAAATTTTGGTCTCTAAACCATTCGTTATAAATTAAATTATAAGCTCGATGCCAAAGCGAATTATGTTCTATACCTCCAACTG